GTTCTTATTTAATGAAGAATTATTATGTGAAGTTATTGATATATTTAGCAATCTAAGAGAATCAACAGCATTGGAGCAGAGTTAATGGCACTTAGCACAAAGCGAAGAAATCAAATAATAGCAGACTGGAAAGCAGGAAGATTTAAGAGCTTTTACGCAGTAGCAAAACACTATAAAATAAGTGAGCCAACAGCCAAAAATATTTTAGCAGATATTTCTCAATCAAATGCCGATATAGTCGATGTTGGAGTGGCTTACGAAAAAGCGAAAAAACTTAGTAAAAATTTAGTAGAAGTAAAAGCTATTGAAAGGCTAGTCGCAGAGCGAACAATAGCAGATGAAATAGAGGAATGTTCTCTATCAGGAACATTATTAAATATTAAAAGTGTAAAGAAGAAAATAGAAGATGAAGAAGTTAAAACCATGCAGGAGCATAGACACGCTCAAGAAACATTTGATAAAGCTATGATAACTTCAGGAAAAGCGGCTAGGTTTGCACCAAAACAAGATATAAACTTAACTAATGCTCAACAAAATAATGACAATCAAATAGAGGTAGTATTTAAGTGAGAATTGAGTGTAATAGCTCACACAAGCCATTATTTTTAGACCAGAACAGATGGGTTATTAATTATGGTGGAGCGGGAAGTGCTAAGTCATACTCAACAGCTCAAAAGATACTAATAAGGATAATAAGCGAACCAAACCATCGTTTCCTTGTAGTTAGAAAGGTTGCAAGAACTCTAAGGGTTTCAGTATTCCAACTATTCAAAGACTTAATATCTACTCTTGGACTTCATAATGAGTTCCAAATAAATAAAACAGATATGACAATTACATATACTCAAAACAATTCTACAATTATGTTTTTTGGATTAGATGATATTGAAAAGCTTAAATCTATTCAAGGTGTTACTTCTATTTGGGTTGAAGAGGCAAGTGAAACCGACAAAGGAGATATTCTTGAGCTTAATAGACGGCTTAGGGGTTCAACTACATCATATAAGCAAATCATATTAACATTCAATCCAATCAATCATTTGCACTGGCTCAAGGAAGTATTTTTTGATACAGATACAATGGGAGCTTCTATATATAAGACTACATATCTTGATAATAGTTTTATTGACGAAGAGTATAAACAACAGTTAGAAGATATAAAGCTATATGACGAACAGCAATATCGAATTTACGCACTTGGAGAATGGGGTGTATTAGATAATAATATTATCCATCATAGGTTTAAACCATTTGAACATCTTAGTGATAAAACATTAACTGACTTTGCAGTGCTTCATATTGGAGTGGATTTTAATATTGGTGGCTCTGTTGGAGTAGTTCTTGGCGAAGATAATCAAGGTGTTGCACATATTATAAAAGACTTTAGCGTGTATGATACGGAAGATATGATTAGTTATTTAAAAGTTAATTATCAAAACTATCAAGTGATATTGTATCCAGATGCTTCAAGTGGTAATAGAAAAACAAACTCAAAAGTAACTGACCTTGATATGCTAAGACAAGCTGGTTATAGATGTATAACTCCATCTTCAAATGGTTCAGTAGTTGGTAGATATAACGCTTGTAATCGTAAGCTCATTACAAATACTTTATTAGTAAACAAGATAACCGCTAAGAAAACCTATGAAGCGTTGCAAGTACATAGCTATGATAACAAAGGAATGCCAGTTAAGTTTCACGAACACAAAGGCGGAGCTATTGATGACTATACAGATGCGTTTGGATATGTGGTTGGCAGAATGTTCCCTATTGTAAGAAATGGCGTATCAAGACAAGAATTATCATTTAGTTAAAAATGATATAATTCAATAAAAAGGTTGTAAAACTATGATAACAAACAGTTTAAGATATAAAGCAATGTTTGACAGATATAAACTTTATCACGACAATTACAAAGATTTAGCAGTTGCAAGAATGTTAGAGATTTACTCTAAAGCAAATGAACTAAAGCTTACTAATCAAATTGACTTAACAAACAATGTATTTAAAAGTGTAATTGAGCAAATAAGTCAAGTTTATTCTTATGGGTTTAAAAGAAGTCTTGAAAATGAAACAATACTTGATTTGTATAGACAAATGAATTTCGATAGTTTTATGATTGAAACAGATAAAAAGTTAAATGCTTTTAATGATATTGTAATCCAAGTTGCATTCGATTATAAAAGAAACATTCCGCAATTGATATTCAGATACCCACATAGAACTAAAGTTAAAACAGATGACTTCCTTAACCCTATTGAGGTTGAATACTTTGTAGAACAAATAGAAAATGAAGAGAGATGGGCTTATTGGTCTGAAACAGAGCATTATTACAAGATATACGACAAACAAAACAAATATAAGATTGTTGCAGTAACAGATAATGATGAGATGATTAATCCATACGAGAAACTTCCATTTATCTTCTTATCAAATGGCTTTAGAGATATAGACTTCTATGATATTAATACTGGTTCTGATTTAGTTTCTATAACACTTGATAATTCTATTTATCAAACATTTAAAAAGTATCTAATCAAATGGCAATCGTTTAAGCAATTAGTAGTTACTGGTTCAAATGTTGGAGCTATTAGTGGTCAAATGTTAGACCCAAGCCAAGCATTAACAGCAGAGGGCGATAATGTAGATATTAAATTACTTGACTTACAAGCAAACCTTGAGCAATTAGATAATAGTTTAAAGAGCGACATTAATCAAGTTTTAGTTAATTACAACATAAGTCCATCAACTTTCAATATGACTTCTCAACTAACAAGTGGTTTTGCTTTACAAATGGAAAATCTACAACTTGATAAAAGAACTTTATTAAGACAAAACGATTTTGTTTGGTATGAAAAAGATATTTATGAAACAATCATAATGGTTGCTAATGCTAATGGGCTAAACATTCCAATGGAAGAGTTCACAATTAGCTTCAATGCTCCAACTTATCCAATGAATGAAGACGAAAAAGCTACATTATTTGCTAAACAAATTGACATAGGATTAATAAGTCCAGTTGAAATGTTAGTTAAAGAATACGAGTTCAGCGAAGAGGAAGCAAAAGTTAAATTAGCAAACAATATAAAAGAACGAAATGAGTTATACAATAAGGTTCAAGCCAACATTAATATGACTGCAACAGCAGAGGCATATTTTAGACCCCTTTCTATGATTGGTTGGAATATAAGAGCCGGAGGTGGTAACAATGGCAGTATTAGTGAACAAACTAAGAAACTAATTTCTACATCAAAGATGGGAGTTAGTCCTAATAGAGAGTACATAATATCTGAAGAAATGAGAGAAAAAAGAAGATGTACATTAGCAAACAATGGCGAAATTAAAAAAGTAAATATTTATGATAAAATAACAAATGAAGCCCTAGCTTTAGGTGTTTATCTTAATATTTGGGCTAAAGAAAAAGGACTAGTAAACCCAGCACATCTATATAAGACTTTATATGGTCAAAGAAAGAGTGCGTATGGTGTTTATGCCAGGTATGCTTAAAAAAAATTAAGCAGAACAGATTGTTTATCCGTAGCTGGGTAAATAATTCGTAATTAACAAAGGATATCACATAGCAAATGTAGTAACAACAGCAGCAACTTTAGATAATAGTTTAATCACTCTTATTGACCAAGAAGTAATCGTATCAGGTGCAGGTATCAACAAAATTGATAACTTCGTAGAAACTCAAGTACAAATCGGTGCAAAATCAATTGCATTTACAGTTTATTCAAAATTAGCTAAAGCAACAACTGCTTTAACAGATGGTGTAGATGTTGATGCAGTAGCAATGGCAGATGCAGAAGTAGTATTAACTCCAAAAGAATATGGTAGAGTTGTAACTCCTACAAAACTTGCTAACCTACAAACTGGTGGAAAAGCTGATAGAGCTGGAGCTAAATTAGTTGGTATTAATATCGCTGAAACTCTTGACCAATTAGGTATCAATGCTTTAGAAGCTGGTTCAAGTACAACTGCAGCAGTAACTTCAGGAACTTTAGCAAAAGCTGACCTTAGAGCAGCATATACAAAACTTGCAGGAAGCAACATTCCTAAAATCAATGGTTTCTATGTAGCGTTTATGAACCCTGCACAAGTTTCAGACATTAAAGATGATTATATTGATATATACAAATATAACAATCCAGATTTAGCTGTTAGCGGTGTTGTAGGTGCTTTAGAAGGCTTCTTAATCGTTGAAGATGCAAATGTAACTGCTGGTAAAGTTTCTTGTTTCGGTATGGGTGCTTTAGGTAAAGCGGTTTCAATGGAAACTGGTACAACTATCACTGGTCCATTCGACAAACTTGGTAGAATGGTAAATCTTGGTTGGTATGGTGTTATCGAGTACGGTATCGTTGATGACAATGCAGTTGAAATAATCACTGGTGCATAATGATTTTTAAATCATTAAAGAGTTGTAAGTGGTCTGTTGGTTCAGACACTTACCTCTTAACAAGCGGAACTGAAGTTGAAATCAAAGACGAATACATCAGCCACGCAAAAGCAAGTGGGTTATTTAGTGAAGTTGAAGTAACTATTAAAAAGGAAGAAAATGCTAAGCCTATCAAACTCAAAGTTAATTCAAAATCTTCAAATATTAAGTGATTATATTGGTAGAGTAGATATTGGTGGCGACACTTCAATAACTATTAAATCTTTAGAA